GAAGCTTTAATCTCAGAAAAGGATGACGAAACCACCGATGAGGAGTAAGGTCAATGCCTTTCGTAAAGTTCAAACTCCCCTGCCCAGAGTGCGGGGGAAGCGACCCAGTTTCTATGAACGAAGATGGGTCAGCTTGGTGCTTTAGTTGCAGCACTTATTTTAAAAATTACAGCACATCGGAAGTGCCTAGCGATACGACAACGGAATTTGACACGTATCAACCAAAACAAAATGTAAATACTTTAACAGGTTCAACGCCTACTTTTAATGCCCTCACGGATAGAGGGATTAGTCTAGCGACTGCCAAGAAGTACGGTGTTAAATCTACAACTACAGTTGGTGGTCAGATTACAAGCCACCATTATCCATATTACAGCGGTGAAGATTTTGCGGGTACAAAAATCCGTAAGCCAAACAAGGACTTTGCGTGGACAGGGAACGCTAAGGATAGCAGTCTATTTGGTGAGCAGTTGTTCAAAGCAGGCGGCAAGTTTATCACTGTTACTGAGGGCGAGTGTGATGCGATGGCAGCATACGAACTCATGGGCAGTAAGTGGCCTGTAGTTTCTATTAAGTCAGGGGCACATGGAGGTGTCCGCGACATCAAAGATAATCTAGAGTTCTTAGAATCTTATGATGCCATTGTATTAAACTTCGATAATGATAAGGTTGGTAAGGAAGCTGTTAAAGCTATTGCCAAGCTATTCACTCCCGGAAAAGCTAAGATTATGACGTTGCCATCAGACTTCAAAGATGCTAACGACATGCTCAAGCAGAACAAGCATTCAGCCTATGTTCAAGCTTTCTGGGATGCAAAAATCTACACACCATCTGGAGTTCTTAATCTATCAGAACAGCTAGGTGCGTATCGTAAACTCCGATCAGAACGCAAGGAGGCTATCCCATTCCCGTGGGCAGGTCTTAATAAAAAGCTTGAAGGTCTTCGAGCAGGTGAACTAGTAACGCTAACAGGCGGCACAGGCTTAGGTAAGTCTAGTGTTACCCGAGAGATAGAACACTGGCTTATCAACAAGACATCCGACAACGTAGGCGTGGTAGCTCTTGAGGAGAACTGGAGCAGAACCGCAGAGGGCATCATGGCTATTGAAGCTAATGCCCGACTACACCTCGATAGCGTTAAAGATTCTTTCACAGATGACGAGCTTGACCAGTGCTTCCAGAAAGTGTTTAGCGGTGATAACGAGGGGCGCGTTTGGATTCATGCTCACCACGGTGTAAATAATATTGACGATATCTTTAGCAAGCTTAGGTACATGATTATAGGCCTTGACTGCAAGTGGGTCGTAGTCGATCACCTACACATGCTAGTTCTATCTACACTAGAGAGCGACGAGCGTAAAGCTATTGATAGTATTATGCACCGACTCAGGACTCTTGTAGAAGAGACAGGCTGTGGGATGATATTGGTCTCTCACCTGAGAAGAGTTGATGGTAATCGTGGTCACGAAAATGGTATCGAGACAGGTCTGTCACATCTGCGTGGCAGCCAATCTATTGCTCAGCTGTCAGACTGTGTTATATCTCTTGAGCGCAACCAACAAAGCGATGATGAGGTCGAGGCTTCTACAACCCGCGTAAGGGTTCTTAAGTCTAGATACACTGGCGATGTAGGTGTAGCCACCCATTTGTTATACGACCAACACACTGGGAGATTGTCTGAGATAGACCATCAAGCAGGAGAAGATTTAATTGGAGATGAATTATGAACCTAGTATTTGACATTGAAGCTAATGGCTTAGAGCCAGATAAAATATTCTGCATTGTTGCTTATGATGTAGATACTCGTGCAACTTACAAGTACGATGTAGATAACTTAGAAGATGGTTATAGACTTCTTTCTTCTGCCGATAAACTAATTGGTCATAATATCCTATGTTACGACATGCCTGTAATCAAGAAGATTGCGGGTGTAGACCTGACAGATAAAAAGATTGTAGACACCTTAGTTCTATCTAGATTATTTAAGCCGACTCGTGAGGGCGGTCATGGTCTGGAGTCTTGGGGCTATAGACTCAAGTACAGTAAGGGCGATTACGGTGAAAGCGAGGAAGCTTGGGAGGCTTACTGCCCCGAGATGCTTGAGTATTGTGAGCGTGACGTACTACTGAATGTAAAAGTTTATCATGCCCTCAAGCAAGAGAGCCGTGGGTTTACACCACAGGCAGTGAGACTAGAACATTCGGTAGCTGCTATTGTTAATCAACAACGAGACAACGGCTTTGTTTTAGATGTACAAAAAGCTATGCTACTAATTGCCGAGCTTAACGATAAATTAGAGGAGGTAAAGCAAGAGGTCCACAAAGAGTTTGTACCCCGCGTTAATATCACAGAACTCTACCCTAAGTATACGAAAGCAGGAGTACTCTCTAAACTCTCTGAAGACTTTTATGGTAACGGTGTCCGACTCACCAACGAAGAGTGGGAAGCCATGAACAAAACCAAGAAGCCTATCAAGCGTGAGACAAGCACGGAGTTTAACTTAGGTTCTCGCAAACAGATCGGAGAGTATCTGATAGAGTTTGGATGGAAGCCTAAGAACTATACACCTACTGGTCAGCCTATCGTGGACGAAGGGACTTTAAAGAAAGTTACAGACATCCCTCAAGCCCAGATGATTGCACAATACTTAATGCTGCAGAAACGATTGGCTCAGGTCAACAGTTGGATAAAAGAACTAAACCCAGACACAGGTAGGATACATGGCTATGTTAACCCTAATGGTGCAGTGACATCTAGAATGACACACTCACACCCTAATACTGCTCAAATACCAAGTACCAACTCACCTTATGGTGAAGAGTGTCGCGCTTGTTGGACTGTACCAGAGGACCACAAACTAGTAGGTATTGATGCGTCAGGGTTAGAACTACGGATGCTTGCACACTACCTCGAAGATAAGGACTATACAAATGAAATTCTCAACGGAGACATTCACACAGCTAACCAAAAACTTGCAGGACTTAAATCAAGAAATCAGGCAAAGACATTCATCTATGCGTTACTATACGGAGCAGGAGATGCAAAGCTTGGAACAGTGGTTGGAAGAAATAGAGCAGCAGGTAAAGAACTTAGACAATCATTCTTTGATAATCTCCCATCATTTAAGACTCTTACGTCTAGGGTACAAAGAGAAGCTAAGCACGGATTCATTAAAGGGTTAGATGGGCGTAAAATAACTGTGCGCTCTGAACACGCAGCTCTTAATAGTTTACTGCAATCAGCAGGAGCTATTGTAATGAAAGAAGCTTTAGTTATTCTAGACAAGAAGATCAAAGATCAAAAGCTAGGTGCTAAGTTTGTAGCTAACGTACATGATGAGTGGCAGATAGAGTGTAGCAATAAGGATGCTAAGCGCGTAGGAGAGTTAGGCATTGAGTCTATTGTCCAAGCAGGTATAAATTTAAAACTCAACTGCCCGCTTGATGGAGACTACAAGATGGGGAGTGGTTGGCATGAAACCCACTAATCAGCTAGAGTTTGAAGCCTTTATAGATGATGGCGAACTAGGCTCAGAGGAAGGAAAGGTTTGCAGCAAATGCAAAAAGTTCTTACCTCTAAGCGCCTTTAGTCCTACCAGTGGTGGCAACTATCTACGACCTGAGTGCAGGGCTTGTAACCAAGAACTGACCAGAGTCAGAGTTAAACTTAGAGAAAAGCACGGTATGCCGCCAAAGGATTATGTCTGCCCAATATGCAAAGGCAACGAAGAAGATGTTAAAGGTAAGGGAAACACTCGCAACGGGTCTTGGGTTATAGACCATTGTCACGAGACCGATAGCTTCAGGGGTTGGCTATGCCACAAATGCAATAGGGCATTAGGCGGGTTCGACGATGACACATCGCTTCTACATAATGCTATAAATTATTTAAAAGGAAAGTTGAAATGAAAAAGCTAGAGAATGTAGTACCCGATATATACTCACATCTTGAAGATCTTTCTCGCGGCACTGCTCTACCTATCAGCGAAGAAGAAATAGATAAGGTCGTGGCTAACATGAAAGAATCTATTATGGCATGGGCTAGTCCATCTAAGCGTAATAGAAACTTTACAGTTAGAATGTCTAACATAGGAAAGCCTGACAGGCAGCTATGGTTTGAAAAGAGAGACACTGACACCGCTTCAGATATAGATGGAGCTACGCAGATTAAGTTCTTATACGGTCATCTCTTAGAAGAAGTTGTACTGATGCTTGTTCGGATGGCGGGGCACGAAGTAACCGACGAACAGAAAGAAGTGTCTGTCGATGGCATTACAGGACACATGGATAGCAAGATAAACGGAGAAGTAGTCGATGTTAAAACCGCATCAAGGTTCGCCTTTAATAAGTTTAAAGAGGGTAGACTAGCACAGGACGACCCCTTTGGTTATCTGGGGCAGCTTGCCGGATATGAGAAAGCAGAGGGCACATCTAACGGGGGCTTCCTAGTTCTAAATAAAGAAAGCGGTGAGCTATGTATGCACATCCCAGAAGACTTAGATAAACCTAACATAGAATCTAAAATAGGTAAGCTTATACCCGCCTTAGATATTGACACACCTCCTGAACTTTGTTACTCTCCTATAGAGGATGGCAAGAAAGGCAATATGAAACTACCAAAGGGTTGTTCGTGGTGTAAGTATAAACACCAGTGCCATTCAGATGCTAATGACGGACAAGGATTGAGAGTCTTTAAATACTCCAAAGGTCTCACATATTTCACTAAGGTTGTAGTTGAACCAAAGGTTGAGGAATTTCTATGAATGGTAAGAAAGCAAAAAGAATAAGGCGGCACTCTCGGGTGCTGCTAGTTTCTTGGCTCAAGACATTATTGAGTGAAGAAGAAGCAGAGAATGTAAGTATAAAGAACTATAAGCAAATGATGCCTGAGCAAACACACGCCTTTGTTCAGGACAAGTTTCTACTCAACGCCTACCACCCAAAGTGGATCGTTAAGAAGATCAATCAGTTGACCGCTATATACTCAGATTTAAAAATAGAAGATGTTAATTTAGAGTTGATACAGCGGCAAGTAAATAAACTTCAAGGAGGCTAGGGTACATTGAAAAATGTAAGGAAAGGATTCAGGAAGCAGAGAGTGAAAAGACCAGTAGAGAAAGACATCCCTAAAGGGTATGACTCGAACTGGGAATACGAACTACATCAGGGTATCCTAGATAACTGGGAGTTCCACACAGACAAGGTGCCCTACGTGGTTGAACATACTTATAGCCCAGACTTTATCAAGACTTTAAACGGTAAGAAGATTTTACTTGAAACTAAAGGAAGGTTTTGGGACTACGCTGAGTATAGTAAATACATCTGGATAAAAAAGATTCTACCCGATGATACTGAGCTTGTGTTTCTTTTTGCAAATCCTAATGCACCTATGCCTCAAGCTAAACGTAGGAAAGATGGCACTAAAAGAAGTCACGGTGAGTGGGCAAGTGCTAATAACTTCCAGTGGTTCAGTGAAGATAGTATACCTGACAACTGGATTAACGCTAAAAAGAGAGAGGACTTTAACGATGAGCGTTGAGAAAGACACTACCGCGAAAGATTGGGATAAACTTAGAAGTCCCTATTGGAAGATGTCGCGAGAAGAAGCGGGAGAAGATGTAGTTAATAACCCAAGCCATTATAACTATGGAAACATTGAGTGTATTGAAGCCATTGAAGAGAGCATGACACCTGAATCATTTAAAGGTTATCTAAAAGGAAACTGCCTTAAATATCTTTGGCGCTACGAGCGTAAACATAAATCAGAACAAGACTTACGTAAGGCTCAGTGGTACTTAAATAAACTTATAGATAAAGTAAGTGGCTAGTTGGAGTAAAATGTAATGAACGATTACAGTAGGAAAGATGAGAGAAGAGATCAGTTCCTAAGAAAGAAAAAATTTAAAGATGTAACCTCTTCTTATAAACTTAAAAAGTTTAAGAAAGCTGAACTTAAAAACAAACGACAAGTAAAGGAAAACTAAATGGACAAGTATCAACAGTTTATACATAAATCACGATACGCTCGATGGCTTTCAGAAGAAGGTAGGCGTGAGACTTGGGAAGAAACAGTACAAAGATATGTAGACTTCTGGGTTAACCGCAAACAAATAGACAAGAAAACAGCTGAGCGTTTGTATGATGGAATCGTAACACAGAAAGTAATGCCGTCTATGCGCTGTATGATGACAGCAGGTGAAGCATTGGACAAGGACAATGTAGCAGGGTTTAACTGTAGCTACCTAGCTATCGACTCGCCTCGAAGCTTTGATGAGTTGATGTACGTTCTTATGTGTGGGACAGGTGTCGGCTTTAGTGTTGAGCGTAACTTTATTAATAAGCTTCCTATTGTAGCAGAAGAGTTTCACCCTACAGATACTACGATTGTAGTGGCTGACAGTAAGATTGGTTGGGCTAGTGCATTCCGTGAGTTGATTGCTATGCTGTACGCAGGTAAGATACCTAAGTGGGACATGAGTAAGATTCGTCCTGCAGGCGCTAGACTTAAAACCTTTGGCGGTCGTGCTAGCGGCTCTGCTCCTTTGGCTGACCTGTTCCGCTTCTGTGTAGAAGTCTTTCAGAAAGCAAACGGTCGTAAACTAACAAGCATTGAGTGTCACGATGTTGTATGTAAGGTTGCAGACATTGTAGTTGTTGGAGGCGTTAGACGTTCAGCACTTATAAGTCTATCAAACCTATCAGACATTCGCATGGCTAAGGCTAAGACAGGTGCGTGGTGGGAAGCAGATGGGCACAGACGACTAGCTAACAACAGCGTAGCGTACACCGAGAAGCCAGACTTCGAAGCCTTTATAAACGAGATGAAGACTCTATACGAAAGCCGTGCAGGTGAACGAGGATTGTTTAGTCGTGTCGCTGCTCAAAACATTGCAGCTCGTAATGGACGTAGAGATTCTGAGCAGGACTTTGGTACTAACCCTTGCTCTGAGATTATCCTACGCAGCAATCAGTTCTGTAATCTATCTGAGGTTGTTGTACGTGAAGATGATACAGCTGAAACACTAAAAGAAAAAGTAGAGTTAGCTTCTATCATTGGTACGCTTCAGGCTACTCTCACAGACTTTAGATACCTACGAAACGTCTGGCACAAGAACACAGCTGAAGAAGCACTACTCGGACTAAGCATGACTGGTATCATGGATAACAAACTATTGTCTGGTCAGGAAGACCAAGAAGAACTAGAAAAAACTTTGGAGAACTTAAGAGATGTCGCTATCGCAACTAACAAGAAATGGGCTAAGAAGCTTGGTATTGAACAGTCTGCGGCTATTACATGCGTTAAACCTAGTGGTACTGTTTCTCAGCTTGTTGATTCTGCTTCCGGCATTCACCCTCGTTTCTCTAAGCATTATATTAGGAGAGTCCGCTCAGATAAAAAAGACCCACTTGCAGTCTTTATGGAAGCAGCAGGATTCCCAGTAGAGCAAGATGTAATGTCAGAGTCTTCTGTGGTATATAGCTTCCCCGTTAAAGCACCTGACTCTAGTGTAGTAGTAAAAGAAGTAGGTGCAATGGAGCAGTTAAAACTCTGGAAGACCTATCAGAACTCTTGGTGTGAGCATAAGCCAAGCATCACTGTGTACTATACAGATGACGAGTACTTACAAGTAGCGCAGTGGATATGGGATAACTTTGATATCTGCTCAGGCATTAGCTTACTACCTGTCAGCGATCACGTTTATCAGCAAGCCCCTTATGAAGATATAGATGCAGAACAATACACTCAACTGTTGGATTCTATGCCACAGAACGTGAACTGGAATGACTTAGTTTACTTCGAGCAAGAAGACAACACCACAGGCTCTCAAGAGTTAGCGTGTGTTGGCGGTGCTTGTGAGATTGTTTAAGAAGAAAAAAGAAGCTACTGTTGTAGGCTTCAAAGTTCTTATAAATAGCGAAGGGAATGTCGTGACAGAAATGTCCGGCATCCCTGAGCAAGACTTACATACAGTCTTCAAGGGAGACGAACTAGAGATCATACGATCTATTGTGCGCTTAGCTAAACCTAAACTACAGGACATGCACAAGTTCTTAGAAGACGAACTGAGCGCCTTGAACCATGTTAAAGGTTGATGGATTTGATGAAGCAATAATCGGGACCGCCTCAAGATGTGGTAGTCCCGATATACTTGCTTATAATGTAGATAAGATTATTGAATTAATAGTAAGAAAAGATGGGATGGCAATAGACGATGCGTGGGAATACTTCGAATATAACATTCTATCGAGCTATATGGGCGAGACCACCCCAATCTTTATTTTTCCTACCATTTAACTTTATGCGACCAGTAACGTGCAGATAGCTTAGAAGGCTTGCTATCCTGTGCGTTATGTCGCGCATAATAACTCTTCTTTCTGGCTTTATCCTTAGCAGTAGTAGGATTCTTTCCTGCTCCCCTCACTCCCTGCTGACCAAATCGAATTGTTTTTATTTTATCGCCTACTTTGGCGACAACCACATGGGACTTCTTAGGGTGGTTAGGTGTACGCTTAGGTTTATTAAACCCAGATACACCTGCTCTAGCTAATCGCGGGTCTTTCTTTCTCATCGTTTCTTCCCCTTATGTAAGCCATGTCGGGCGTGTTGCTTACCCTTTCTGGTGGCTTGCCGTTTCTTTTTATTAGCTGCCGCTAGTTTCTTTCTACCTGCAGCAGTGGACTTCAGCTTAGCAATAGTCTTTTTAGGTGCATATACCTCACCAGTTTTTGAAGACTTCTTACCGCTTGCCGTAGTCCACTTCTGAGCTGTCCACTTCTTTAAAGACCTTTGTGGTTTACGTAGTGTTGTAGCCATTACTTATACCCTCCACCTGCTTTCTTATATTCTCTAGCCAACATCTGAGCCTTCCTAGCTGACCACTGACCCGCCCTGCCGCCTTTAGAACCTGCTTTAATTTTATTAAACAGTCTCTTACGCATTGCGGGTTTAGTATAGTTTCCTGCCTTATTAACTGTAGATTTTTTCTTGGTGGGCATAAGCGTTACCTCACATTTTCATTGCTTTGTTCATGGCTTTTGCGTACGGATCTGCACCTGTTTTTACACCGTATTTAGTTTTAGGTACTTTGATAATCCGGGGGCTTACTGGAGATTTTGCCATACGCTTTGGTGCAGTCATGGCTTTACCCATTGTCAGTTTACCGCCTACTCGTCGCATACCTCCAGAGGCCGGTCTCATAGTTCCGCCAAACATACGACCAAAGATACCGCGACGAACGCCAGATGTTCTCTTAGCCTGTCTTTTAAGAGATCCAAATAACCCGCGACCCTTGTAGGCGCTTTTAGAAACTTTAGTACCGACTGCGCGTTTCTTACCTATAGCTGTTCGAGTCTTACCTAAGATTCCTCGTTTCTTGAAGCGGTTTATCATAGGGCTTCCTGTAGCGGCCTTTCTTTTAACACCTGTAAGCTTAGCTCTCATTGGGTTTGTGTTTGTTCTTCGAACCATGCGCTTTATCATGCCGCCAAACATACGTCGTTGTCTTGTGGCAGTAGATGGACGACCTCTACGAGAAGTAGGTGCCCCTATGCGACGACTAACTCCTGCACGACTTCTACGTCTAGCTGCTGCTGATCTACGTGCTGCTAGGTTCTGAGATCTTGTGTTAGGTCTACGTGTAGGCGCTCTACGTGTTGTACGTGTTGTAGGTACTCGACGAGTAGGTGCGCGTCTGCGCGATGGCGCTCTACGTCTCATTGCAGCCATGCGTCTACGTGCCGCTAACAAACGTGCTCGTCGTTGAGCAGGTGTCATGCGTGTAGGTGCTCGTCTGCGCGAGGGCGCTCTGCGTTTTGCTGCCGCTGCTCGTCTACGTGCCATGAGTTGATTATACGCTGCTGTGCCGCGTTTAGGCATTACTGCAGGTCTACTTGTAGTTGTTCTAGGCTTCAACCCCACACGCTTACGTAGCTTATTCATTGCAGCTTGTTTAGCCGCTTTAGTTAGACCGTACTTTTTAGTGTAGTTGTTAATTGCCTTAGTGCCTTTACCTCGCTTAATTGCAAACTTTTGAGCTTCACTTAATAGTCTCTTCTGGTCTCGACCAAGACCTGCTCTAGCTTTAGACTGGCTACGTCTCTTAGCTGCGGCTCTTTGTGCAAGAGTTTGTCTAGCTGTTTTAGACATTGCAATGCCGCCACGTTGTTGTGTAGGGGCTTTACGTTTTGCAGGGGCTGCTGCAGCTTTTCGTTGGTCTCCGTATTTACGGGTATAGTCTACCATTTGTTTTGTAATAGCTCCTGCGCCTTTCTTAACTGCACCTGCTTGAGCGCTTCCTAGTAATCTCTTTTGTGCTGCACTTAGAGCACCGCCCACAGCCTTCTTGGTACGCTTGGCAGGGGCTTTCTTTTTGTATGGCATAATAATCTCTCCTAAGTTTTATTTATTTCGGCTTACGCCTTTGGTCTTCTCCACAGTTCTCATAGCACCTAATCCAAGCATACCCATGAGTACTGGCATCATTGTTGATATATCTAATACAGGGACCGTAATGGTAGAATCGGCAACAGCAAGCGCAAAATTTGCCATTGGGATAAGAAGGTAGTTGCTCGCGAGTCCAAGACAACAAGTCCAACCAACAGCCGGTCTCCAACCTGACACAAATAAACTCTTGTGTGCCGCTTCTGTCTTATTAACTTCAATCTGCGCTTTCGCAAGGTCCTGCGCGTGTCTTTCAGCCATTGTCGATAGTTCAAACGCAATCGCATTCTTCTTGTCTTTATCCTCTATGAATTTGTCTAATAATCCTGTAACAGGTCCCACTAATGAATTTAAATTTAACATAGTATCCTCACTTCAAAGGGTTTGAAAGATAGTCCATACCATCCCACAAGTCCTGAATTTCCCTATTAATTGTTTTAAGTTTAGAGTCTAGCTTCTCAGCCTCAGCAGCTAGTAGTTCTGCTTTAGCTACTGTAGCCTTCATAGTCTCTATGTCTTTTTCTAATTGATTTACTTTGTCATCAACCTTCAACAGACTTGCTTGCTGCTCCGCTATTGTTTTGAGGTTGACACCTAGCTCGGCTAGTTTACCTTGAAGCTTTGAAACATCATTAGCCTCTAGCTCCTGCTCAATCAAAAGAACCTTTTCTTCAAGGGGTGTAATGTTAGGTATAAATAAACTTTCAACACCTTCTAGTCTTGAATATAAACTAGAGGCTGTCCACACACCACCGCCTATAGTAGTGGCTAAAGAAAATACAACAGCTATGTAAATTCCTTTTAACTTAACGCCACCGATTGTTAGTTCTGCATCTGCTAAACTCATTCGCATTCACCTGTCATAAAGCACTTGTAGCCTTGAGCTGTAGGACCAGTAAGATAAAAATCTGAGTCGCTGCCTGCAGCTAGAATGTCTACTTCGCTCATGTACAGATTTAAGCCTATGTCGTCACCACCATTCAGGTAAACGGCTGTTAAGTTGCGTGTTGTGTTGTAGCCCATTGACACCCACTGTGCATTGGCATCATACATAATACTTGTTTGCTCAGCTGTAGTGTTAGCGTTTTCAATGCCCTGCTCTAAAAAGGCTACTGCATCTTCAGAGTTTGCTACAGATAGATAAGCTGAAGCGTTGTTGGCGTGAGTTTCAATATCATCTACTGACTGATTGTATGTATCTACATCTTCTTGAGATATAGAAAGAACTTCTTGGTTTGAAGAAACAAACTCCAATACTTCTGCTTCCTGTGCAGGCGTGGTAGCTTCTTCAACTCTTTCAGTTACTTCTACTACTTGAACCATTTCAATAACAACGTCTGCAAATGTTTCAACAGCATTGCTCATTAACTCTAGTTCATCCATAGCCTTGTTTTCTAATACAGCCTTGATGTCTCCATAAGGCTGATAGTTAGTAGCAAAGCTACTTAAAGCAGCGTTGTAAGCATCGAGTTGCTCGGTACTGATATGCGCTGTAGAGGATAAACTCCCGTCGCTTAGTGCATCACCGTGGTGAGCATACTCAGTAGCAGCACCTACAAGTGTAATACCTGTATCAATTTGATTTACAATAGCAGTAGAGGTGTCTAGTAAATTATCTAGCTCACTTGATGCTGTTACGGAACTTAGCGCTAACAGAGATAATATCTTCAGCTTGTTCTTCATTTACAGTTTCTCCAATGTTTAGAATAGAATCATACCATCCTTTTGTTTTGCGGTTATAGTCTGGGATATAAATCTCAGGCTGCATTTTAAGAGCTAAGTAGGCTCTCTTTCCTGCTACTAGTCTAGAGTTTTGGAGTATTGGGCAGGGTGTACCTGATGTTAGCATAGCCTTCCAAACCTCTAGAGACTCACACATTCTTGATACTGCTGCAACTTTCATGCCTAAGTCAGACAACAGCTTAGCATCTCTACGTCTATCACAGTTAGGGTCAATGTCGTATGTACCGCTACTGAACCCTACACCCACTGTTTGTAGTGAGCCGCCTGTACCTTTGAGGCAAGTATCCATTCCGTTAGACATATAGCTCGGTGTGATTGCAGAGCCTACTGGTATCTCGCTGCTGCTTCCTGCCCCGTTGTAAGTGTTGCTAACTGAATCGTCTTGTGTGTTGTTGTTACTATTTGTAGTCGAGTTCTCACCGTGAAAAGTATTTAAACTGCCTTCTTGAGCATTATCTGCTAACACAGACACAGACATAAACAACATAAACAAAATACGAAACATTAGTATTTCCACATGACTGGATAGCTATCTCTAGTATCTACGTGTATAAAAGTCTTAGCCACTCCAATGCCTCCAAAGCCCATAGCCATCGCATTCTTAACTATCTGATATCTTTGAGCGCCTCCAGAGACTTTAATGTCTGCGGCAATCCCACGGGCGTGTGTGCCCGGAACAGTCTTACGCGCCTCAATGCTATGATTTTTACTTCTATATCCACTAGTTATGATAAACGGAAACCCACAGTTCTCTCGCAGCTGATCTAGCTTTCTAATAAACTCGATATCCATTTCATTTTCGCCAGTCTCTTGACAGTCAAAGTCTGACAGTTTAAAATATTTAAACTCCATTGTTACTCCTTAGTTTATTTGTTAATACCTCTGAAGCTACTAAGCCACCTTCTGCAAACATTGGTAATCCTTTTAGTATGTCTTCACGCATCTTATCTGTTACTTGCATTACTGGTAATTTAACTGGTTCACCGTTCTGCATTATTTCTTTTAGTTCAATTTTAACACCATACTTTTTAGCGAAGTTACTATCTAAAAGTTTAATAAGAGTTTTATCATAGAACTGTTTCATTTTTTCTCCACCAGTTTCTACGCCATCAACGACTTCAATCTGCTGATTTCTTTTTGCTTGCATCCGTCCAGTAGTTAACGCTACCTCATCATATCCACCATCAGCTGCTTCAATCATTGCTTTTCTTAATCCGAGTAGTGCCCATTTCTTTTCATTCTTAAACGGAAGATCTGGAACTTCTGGAGGCAGAGAATCGTCAATAGTTTTTATTTCAGCCCTGACACGTTTTTTATTATCTACATGCTCAGCCTTGTTTAAAATACCATCTTCATAATAGCTGTTTATTTTCTGTAACTGCTCAACAAGCTCTTTCTTTTTATCTTTTAACTCAGTAACTTCTTCAACTGTAAGTTTATTTGTGCCTACATTTTCTTTAGTAATGTACGAACCCTTAGCTTTCTGATGGGCATCGCTTTGAATTTCATCAATTAAAAGAACTTTACTGTTTCCGTCTTTAGGCTTAACATCTGCTAAACGTAGGTGAGCCACAAAGTTTTTAAGAGTGGGGAAATGTGAGTGAGTGAAATCCTTATCAATTTTTTTAAATCTTGTAGGGAGAGCAACTGTTATTTCTCTATAATTTTTGGTGTTACCGCCCTCAAAAGCAAAATCTAAGTGCATCCTGTTAGCTGTAAAGTCTAAATCGCCACCAATGCCCTTCCCTGTTTCCTGTTCCTCTATTCGCTTAAAGACTGATTCTACTAACGCTTCATAAGCGTCATCGCTTAGATCGTCCATACCTTCAAGCTCTCCGGGGGAGTTGTTTCGCAGCCATTGTATCGTTGCAAATTCAGGATCGTCTTCAAACATCTCTGCAATATCTTCAAACGAAGGCGCGTCAGTATCATTAGCCCCTACAGTACCTTTCTTAGTTTCAACATCAAAGTTGGTTTCTTTCAAGTGCTGCTGAATCTCTTCTTTAGTTACAGACGGCTTAGCGGCAAACTTATCTTTTGCTCCGGTCCACTCTAGCTCTTCGTCAGTAACACCTTTATCTCGAAGCCTTTTAAGCATGACATCACCTGTGCCTTCTTTTTGATCTAAGTTCCCGGCTTCTTTTTCTGCCTTGCTAAACAGACCTGATTCTTTTTTATCAGCAAAGTACTTTATAACTTTTCCAACGAGCTGACCTTTACTATACTTACGTCTTTCTTTGCTTTCAGAAGGTGTCATAAACTTAGCGGAGCTTTCTTTAATTAGCCTATCAATTTCTTTCTCGGCTTCTTTAAAGTTTTTAGCTTTAATCTCTGCTCCTAGTTTATTATTGTGTATATCCATAGGTCTACCGACAGTATCCATTGTCACGTATTCCCGAATGTTTGCAGCCGCTAGAGCTGCTTTAGGGTTCTTAGATCTTTGCGTGATAAACCCTAAAGCTAAGTGAGCTGCAGCGTCACCCTTACCATCATAAGCTTCTTTCTCTGGATATCGTTGGCGTTGGCTCTTAGCCCATTCTAGGTCCGCACCTTTAATGCCTAGCGCTTTTGCGATAACTCCACCCGAGTATTTGCGATTACGTACTTTGCCGCCCTCAGCCATCTTAAGACTTCTAACAGGGTTTAGCTCATCCATAAATGCTGCACCCGCTTCTTCTGCGTATGAAACTCCAGTATACTTGTTAATACGCGCAGAAGGATTTTTAGGTGCATTGGGAACTAACTCGCCTACCAAGCCTCCTTCAACCTTCTTAGTTCTTTCTTTTTTCTCAACTTCAATTTCTTGTAGAGGGTCGATCAACGAAGTGTTTTTAAAGTTAGAATAAAGGCTGTGTAGCTCAGAGTAAACTTTTCGTGCTGTCTCATCCTTACCTAAAGGAGTCTTCTCGTTAATTAAAGCGCGGAGTTTTCTGTCCGGCTTATCAGGATAAAAGTCTCCGTTTATTAATGTGTTGGCTTCGCTTTTGCTCATACCGTGATCTCTCAAGTACTTCCGAGTTTCCCGAGTACCTATTAGCATTTCGGAAGCTTTGACTTTACGATAAAGATCTTGAGATAGTTTTAGTTTAGTTTCTTGACGTTGTTTATAACGACCAACTATCTGCCCACTGCTTTTTCTATAATCAACACCGATAGAAATAACTTCTTGGGTTTTTCTTTTGTAATCCCTTACAGCAAACTTCATGGTATTTTCAATATCTAGCTCTTTGAATTTGAAGCCAGTCAAATGTGCAGCAAGCTCAGGCTTCCAGTCTTTAACCTTACCAGTACTTTTATTAGGTCTTTGATCGAAAGATTTATATAGTGTCGTAGCGCTTCCGGGCATTAGGGTTTCACCTAAATGATATATAAAGTTACCTGTTTTTTCAGACATAGATAGCCCCGGAGTAAATAACTCTTTTCCGTTCCTGTCTCGACCGTTAGAGTTCCATACCGCAGTTGCTACATCTACAATAGCATCTGTTAAAATAGCTTCGTCTACGTAAGGCTTTAACAATGTCATAGAGAAAGAGGCAGTAGCATCTAGAATACGTTTATCAAACTCTGCTTCAGTTATTTCTCCCTCCGTCCAAGACCTGTGTGCAGCACGGAAAGGCTCTTTAATGGCGCTATATGAATCAACAAACTGAGTATCGTTTGTGTATATCTTATCTCCAACACGCACCACGTTACGGGGCGAGTCTTTAGACCACGGAGTTTCACTAAGAACTGCAATTGCTTTCTGTTCTTCGTCTCCAAAGCCTGCCATCTGACCAGTAAAATTAGCTAAAGCCGCCCAACCTGTTGTAGTTACAGTAAAACCTGCAGCTCTTTTTAGTCCTCTAGCTTTTAAATCAGGGACACCTGACAGTATTTCCTTGCCTGACTGCTTAACAATATTCTTACTTGTTCTTACAATTTCAGCAGGAAATGAAAAGAAGCTACCGATAGGGAAGTCCTTAAGAGCTTTAATACCTTTAGGGACTCTATCGTAGTTAGGCATTGTGTTACGTACAATATCAGCTGCTTGTTCTTCTAAGACCTCAATAGGGGCTTCAGGCATTGCCTTACGAAGAGTCGCAAGCTCGCTGTTGTAGTAATTTATTTTATAGAAGTCGTCTGTAGCTACATATACTTTATCTAATAATGTTTGAGTCTCTTTAGATACGCCTATCTTTTCTAGGTTTTTAGATAGTCTGCTTGTTAAGTTATCTGCATTAGCTTCATAGCCTGCATCTAAAAGAGCACGGAACTCATTTACTCTTACGTTTGTGTTGATAATGCCAAGCCTTAAATACTTACCATACAAAGCGTCTAACTCTTTATCTCCACCTTGCTTAACAGAATTAGCTAGAGTTTTAAATGTTTGCTGCGCTTCACCACCATAAGGGTTAACACCGTTAGCTACACCGAACTGTGCACCACCTGTAAAGTTTCTAATGTGTGTAATGTGACTATATACAGTCTTCAGTTTTTGAGAAACGCCCTTTACAGTCAACATGCTTCTGTAGATGTTTCCAAAACTAATCCCGTCTCCCGCACCTGATGAAGGATCTAGAAACCTTGCAGTCTTGCCTTTAATTTCATCTAAAATTTCAGGGGTTGTGTACTGCCCGTCAAGGCTAGTATTAGTACCTGTTATCTGAGCACTGAAGGTGTTGTTGTCTCGAGGCTGACCTTCTTTAAAGATGTAGCCTCCTGTATGTCCAAGCTGCTCTAGGTTCTTATAAAACTTATTAGTTTCTAAAAGATTAACCATCTTACTTACAGTGATTAATACATTCTCACTAGGCTCAGTAACCTCACCCATTAAAGCTCTAATAGGGTCTGGGATATCTTTCTTTTGAGACAGGATATTTTTATTAACTTTCCGCACAGACTCAAAGTAGTTGGCAAACTCTGAAGGATCACCTTCTTTTAATATATTATCTACTTGATCCTTAGCTTGCTGTCGTGCAAAAGTTTCTGAAAGGTTGGGGTCTCGCTTAAGATTTAAATCAGTTAAAAAATCTTCTGCGTCTAAACGGACACTTTCAGTAGGTTTATAGCCTGAGTCTTCGAACAAACGATAAGAACGTCTAATGTACTGCCCAGAGTTCTCAACAATTGTTTCCTTTAAAGAATCTTTAACAGCGCTAGAGCCTACAAGTTTTGCAGACATGGTATCGATAAGTTCACGGGAGTTGATTACTTCTTCGGCAACATCTTTAGGAAGATTAAACTTTTCAACAAGATCAAAAACTTTATCTTCATGCTTCTGACCTCTGGTCCACGATATGTCCTTAGATAATAAATCAGTAACAGTATCCACCACCTCTTTTTTTTCTACTTCGTTTACGATGCTGTTTAAAGATTTTTGAAGTCTATTGGAAATGTTTTCAGCATGAGCAATTACTTGGCGTTGTGCATACTGAGAGTCTTCAAAAGCATTGTAAGCCTTTGGAGTAAAGTATCCACGAGTAGTTAAAAAACGGTTTAAGAATTTTCTTACTTTGCTATTAGCTTGTAGTTGAACCTGTGCCGAACCTTCAGGAGTTTCGGTTAAAACTATTTTATCTTCAGGTACTTTTAAATCTGACGTTTCTTTAGCTTCCTTTAAATATTGATATACTAGCTCGCCACGTTCTTCATCTGTAAGCTCAGGCAGTTTCTTCTTAAAAGTTTTATAAGCTTTCGCTCCTGCCTTTACAGTGCCGCCTAGTAAGTCAACCATTAGCCCTATGCCGCCACCTTCACCTATTAACTTAACGCGCTGCTCTAGATGGCTATCATCCTCTTTAATAGACATAAAATCAGAAAAAGTTTTTAGGTCTCCTTCGTCTAGAAACTCAGAAGCAGCGTTAAATAAGTTAGGCGCATCTGTATCCATTAATGCCTGATCTGTAAGGATACCAGAGATAGTCCCCTTAAGAAAGTTACCTGCTTTGGGTAGCGCAGTGCCTGCTGCTTTATAAAAGCCCATGCCGCCTGCTAGATAGGGGGCAAGACTAGCCACAGCGCCTGTTACAGTTTCTGTCGGCTGTACTTTGCCTTTTTCATCTATTAAAGAGCTTTTGAATTTATCAGCAGCTTCGTCTAGGCCTAAAAGTTTTAAAGGGGTCGCCAGTTTATCTACGGCTTGGGTGTTAGACTTGCCCTTTAACATTTCAGAAATTGCTTTTGTGTTAGTATCAGAAGGCAAAAAAGAACTTGCAATTCGAGTACCGATATCAATAGCTATGTTCTTAGGCTGCTCAGCTACATTTAAAGCTACTCTTGCCAAATCAGTAACAGGACTACCTGCGGGTTTTTCTCCAGTAAGTTCTTGTTTCTTTTTCTTAGCTTCTTCTGCTTTAGCAAAAAGCTGTCCGCTTGCTCGTATCGCCATACGTTTAGTTCCTTAAAGTTTGCTTCTGAAGTTATATGCTATATCGCCTAGTTCTTCTAGTATTTTTGTAGCTGTATTAATGTCTTTATTTTCTATTGCGTCTGCTACATCCATATTATTTGTAACTAAAGCGTTGAGTAATGTTTTACTTAGATCGTCTTTATAAGAATCTTTTAAAGCGCCATCTTGTTCCATAAATGTTTGAAAGATTTCAGATACTTTTACATACTCGTCGGTAGTTTTAATGTTAGTTAATTGTATATTTTCTGAACCTACCTTACTTGCAAACTCTTTAAGATAATCTGGATTCAACACAGTCCTTGCTTGAGTTGCAAAATTAAAATTACTTTGCATGGACTTTAACACTACAGATCCCATTTGTTTTGTATCAGCAGCTTCAATTACAGGCTTAGCTTCGGTGTCGCCCAGTATGTTAAACTTATCTTTTTTCTTCTCTTTTGTAATTGTATATAGTACACCGCCTACTTCTTTAAGTTCAAATGTTTTCTCAGTGATAAAGCGCTCTTCTTTAGGAGTTTTAGGAACTATCACATTTGCATAGTCATAAGCTGTAACTAAGTTTTTAGTTTTATTATACTCTTCCATTAACGTAAGTACACGCTTTCTATTAGGGTCATTTTCCTGAATAGCTTTGATAGCTAGTTGTTCTCTATCGGCCCTGCTTGTTCCTTCAAATAAACCTGTAATAGCGTTTGTAACAGCTCCACCAACGGTTAAACTCTTTGCAGATCTTATAGCATTTGCAGCGTCTAAATTAAACTCTTCAGTACTTTTAAGTTTTTTAGCTGCACTTAAAATTTCATTTCTTTTATCAACACGTTGTTTAGCTATAGTCGTCAGCTCCTTTTCAACTAACTGTTGATACGCAGTAGTTCCTACTTCGCTTGGGTCTGCGTTCATTTTAAACTGAGCTTCAAATGTTGGTCGAAGAAGGTCCTTTTCGTATTCAACAGGATTAACTTTACCCTTTTCGCTTTTCATCATGGCGGTATGCTCGTCCATAACAGAAGAGGCAGCATTAGTCGCATCTTTAAACAACGCCTGCGAGCCTAATATTTCCTGCTTGTCAGCAAACCTTTCAGCTTTGTTTCTTAGAAACGAGTTCCCGATAGACATGAGAGCTTTGGAGCCATACAGTATTAAAGCTTCTTTACGATCTCTTCTTCTGGACTCTGCCGCTATTCTATCGTTCCGTTCACGAACGCCTGATAGCAATGATTCACCTAGTTTGTCAATACTCATTATTATTCCTTTTATTTTTCAGGTGGGGCTAATAAACTATTTTTTTCTTCCTCTTCTTCAGTTCCTTTTGGAGAAGCTAATAAGCTTTCTTTTGGGATTTCTGGAAGACTGTCCATCTGCTGTTTAATCTTGTTGGTTAAAACCCCGGGAGGAGGAGTTGTAGTAGTCTCAATGCCTTTAATCTTTTCTAAAGCTTTTTCTTCAAACTTAGTTCCAGAAGTCTCTTCGTCTTCTATTTCATCAATATCTTCGTCCGTATAAATTACAGGGTCCACATCTATTTTCTCTGCTAGCGCCAAGAACATGTATATGACAGGTTCAATTAGCAGCAACATTAAATCTGGATTCCACTTACCTTCTTGGAAGCCTTTAAAAAGTAACACTTGAGCTAGTTCACTTAAAGGCTCCCCACCGGCTACTGCTTGCATTAACGGAACATAATTATCTTCATCGATAATAAGACCAAAGAGATACTCAGAAGCAGAGTGAATGCTAGTAAACTCAGGCTTACGCTCAAAAGGCTGCGGATTTTTTGGGTCGTTAGTTAATGACTGCCCCGGGACAGGTCTATCCATCTTGGCATAGAGGCTCATTAATTCATTTTCTTGCATTATGCAGCTCCTCGCATGTAGTTTTGATACGCATTATGTAGCGTAGCAGTTTGCCCAACAGGGTTCTGACTGATGAAATTTGTATTGTTTGTATACATACTAGGGTTGAATCCTGTGTCGTATCCGCCAGTCCCGATGTCTGAGGTTGTTGTATTAATTGTTGGGACGCTCGCTACAAAAGTGTCTTGACTCGGAATAGCGTCTGCATCGCTCATAGCCTTTGATTGAGCATAAGTTTCAACATAGGTTTCTGGGGCATCTAACACAGACTGTACAATAGCTTCCGGAGCTTTTGAAATTCCTTTAATAGTCTCTTCTTTAAGTTTTCCCGGAAGTTCTTTAATAGCTTCTTTAAAAGTTTTCTTAGGTGCTTCAGCTAAAAGACTTTCACCTACGTCGGGTTTAGGCATATCTGTGATTGTTACTTTTCCGCTTGTATCTAAATCTACATCTATATCAGGTAAAGGTGCAGACTTCGCTAAAGATGCGTTCCATTTAGCAGCTGTGTATTTATTAGTACCCGTCAGCGTGTCCACAGAGAAAAGGTTTTTACCAGACTCTGCAAGCTTAGAGGCTTGTTCACCTACTACTTTAAAAGTATCCTTAAAGTTTTTACCGCTAATGTCAATACCTTTACCTCCGTTCATTCCAAATTTAGAAGTCATCGCTTTAAACGGCACATCTAGACCTAGTGCATTAGCTGCTGAGCCTACAACATGCCCTATAACTTTAGTTACGCCACCCGTAATAGTTTTAAATACATTACCGGCTTTTGTCCCTACATTGATTGCAGCGTTCATAAAGTGACCTGCGCCTTTTAATAAAATATTGCTTGACTTCATAAGCCAACCTGTGGCGCTTCCGAGCATTGACCCGAGTCCGGGGAGCAGTAAGCTTAAGCCTATTTGTCCTACAATACCTAGCTTACCTACGAACTTACCTATTTTACCTATAGTTTTTTTAATAGATTTACCTACTTTTTTGACTACTTTTTTTACGCCTTTCTTTATTTTCTTCCACGCTTTACTTAAAAAACCCATTATTATTTCTCCGCTTACCTAAAAATTCTGTCAATTTTACTTATAATTGTGTTCATAGTTGTTCGCCCCTTTGCAGCGTTAGCTTCGTTACCGATGGCTGTGGCGTACAACTGAGCCTTTCTATTCTGTTCGTTCTCATAAGACGCATTTAAATAACTAGACTCGTCTCTGAGCTGTTGCCACAGTTGAGCCAGTTCCGCGTTGTTTAGATTAAAAACATTTTGAGCGTGTTGTTGGTTCGCTGCATTCTGTGCCGCAGTGTTTATAGTGTTAGCTTGTCTACGCCACGCAATGTTAGATTGCTCAACCGCTTGTGCATTTGCCGCGTTCCATTGATCTCTTTGAAGATCTACTTGTTCGTTAAACTTTTCTACATCAGCTCTAAGTTGCGCTGTAGCCTTTTCAGCTTCTAGTTCATTACCCGCTTCAATAGCTTCTTGTCTATTTATTTCTGTAGCATTAAACTGGCGCATAGCATTAACTTGGGCTGCGTTCTGTTGTTTAATTGTGGCAGAAAGATTAGACATAAATTTATCTACGTCTGTTTGACTAGCAGCGTTAAACTGTCTTGCTGCGTTTTCTGCTGACTGATTAGAAAGAAGTGTCTGTTGACGGCTTTGTTGGTCGAACATTACAGCCTGTTGTTTGTTGCTTACGTTTGTCATATCCATTTGCAAGAAGTTTTGAGCGTTTGTAATTGCAAGCTTTGTTTGTTGGTCAGCAGTTGCTAAGTCCATTGAAGCTAAAGCGGTAGCATTTTGCAGCATAGTTTGTTGGTCAGCGTTAAACTCTGTTTGTACCATTGTTTGCATAAATCTGCTGTTAGCTAACTCAACTTGTTGTTCTGCATTGAACTTAGTCATGTCAACATTAGCAACCATTGAAGCATTTTGAACTGCACGTTGTTGGTCTACATTTAATTGTGCAACGCCCATCTGAGCTGCGATGTTAGCTTGAGTAATGTTTGTTTGCATTCTAGCGTTAAGATTAGCTAACTCTGTTTGCTGTGACGCATTTAAATTGTCTGAACTGGCTGCGTTCAAAGCTGAGAGATTAGCAAGTCGCATTTGCTGATCGTTGCTCATATTTGCTAAGTCCATCTGTTGTTGGAACTCAGCGTTCTTAGCTAGGAAGCTCGAAGCAATTTGTTTATCTTGAGAGGTCGCCTCTTGAATAGCTTGAGCGTTGCTTTGAGCTAGCGGAACAGCGCTTTGGATAATAGCGTTAAATAGAGCATCTCTACCTACTGTTGATCTGGACATACCGCGAGCTGCTAGTTTATTCTCGACAGATTTAAGAGCCGGTCTAGCCCATGCAGGTACTTCGCCTTCTTCCATACCTGCCATTAAAGATTCCATTTGAACGCTTACAAGGGCTTCTTTAGGCAGACCAGATAAAGTAGTTTTAATAGTTTCTGGAAGGTCTTCCATTTGATCTGCAATTAATTCTGGATTGTCTGCAAGCTGTCTAGCAATTTCATCGTCTTTTAAGCCTTTACGTTTTAATTCTTTAATGGCTTTGTCTTTAGCTTGCGCTCCTTGAAGTGCTCGATTTTGCATTTCATTGTATTCATACATGCTCATAATTTGAGCTGCTTCACCTTCAGGAGCAGGAGTACCTAGAATAGCCTCACGCTGTTGTGCTTCCGCTTCAGGTGTGGGAGCTACTTTAGTAACTCTACCTGTTACTTTATCTACGTAAGAGCCTTCAGAGATTTCAAAGTCTTGTACTTGCGCTTTAGCGGCTTGCTCAGCCTGAGTGTCTCTAGCTACAGTCTCAGCCCGTTCGCTCAATTCAGGGGCATCTGCTTCAGCTACTTGAGATACTGTGCCAGTAGCTGCTCGAGTAGAGGCTAGATTGCCTGCTTTAGCTGCTGTCATTTCTGTAGCATCTACTCCCGGTACATTTTCTGTAACCGCAGTTTGGCCTACAGTAGCTGCAGGAGCCATGTTCGGTGCATCAACTGTTTGCGCTTTAACATCTGTAGGCGCAGCTACTTGCTCTATCATTCGATCAGGTGTGTCGTAATCTTCGCGTGTTTTTGCTACATTTTTTCGGGGGTCTGCAGCTACTAGCGCTTTGTCCGCTTCTGATTGAATCTGTGCAGTTGTTTTAGCTTTAGGTGCTTTTGATTTTGCCATTGAAGAAGTCCCTGTTGATTTCTTTACTGTTGTTTTTTTAGCCGGGGGAATTTTGCCTTCAGCCCGGAGTTTAGCAATAGCTGCTTGCATTTTTTTCATTGCTTCGGGGCTAAAGTTAAAGCTAAACCCTTTGCCCCGGAAGGCCCCTGCAAGTCCCATTACTTATTCCTATTTACAAGTTTTTGAACTGTATCTGATTCATAGATACGTAGACCTAGCCAAATGATAGTGAATAAACTAGCTATCGGTGGTAGCCACGCTGCTAAGGACATTACGCCTGTTGATGCTGCAAATACGTCTACAGCTTGCTTTGTTTCTTCAGTCATCATAGTATTATCCTTCGAAGTCTTTAACGGCTTGTGGCGTTGCGTCCACTACTGCTTGAGCCTGTGTTCGCAGTTTAGCGTCTTTTCTACCTCTAAGCCCTACTGGACCTTCTAAGGTATTTTGAGCTTTCCTGTAGTCCGCAAGTTTCTGATTAAAGGTATTCGTTTCAAGAAAAGCGCTGATGTCGTCTTCAATACTCTCCATAAAAGTATTAAACTCACCGTCATTTTTTCTTAGTGATCGCTCTCTTTTCCAAGCAGGAAAAAGTTTTTCTAGTTTAGCTTGAATTATTGTTTGCGCCTCTAGATCCGTAAACGGTTTTTCACCTTGTGTTGCACTAATCATTTAACTTACCTCTAATAGTTATTTCGCTCTGCTTTGTCATAAGCAGAAGTTTAAGATTTTCCAATCTAAAATACGCTTTGTCTCCATAAGTATATTTTTCATAATATTCGTCTGAATTTACATTATAACTCGCAGTATTAGTGCTAGGAGTTCTGATATTAAATTGTTCAATTTGTAAATTTTGAGGTATCTCACTCGGAATTATTCTTAAGCTATCAAACCTTATATAATCAGTATTATTAGCTGTTGAAAAATGGGCCGCAATAAAATAAGTAATTTCACTTTGAGCTTTAAATGTTATAGCTTGATCCTGTAAAGGGTTAAACGTCGCTAACCACGGTTTTTCCGTCCATGTCGTAGGATCACTAGGTTCTTCTGATACTAGACCCATTTGTATATTAGTGGAGCCTAACCGAGTAACGTAATCATAATGGAATGTGTAATACTGACCCGGGATAGTTTCGAAAGATGTATAGACTTGAGATCCATATATGCCAGTTGTCGTAGAATATAGTCGATATTGGCCGAAATAAAGGTCAAAATTTGTACCACTCGTACCTTCTGTAAAATCACTTGCGGATGTTCCAGTAAACTGACTATCTTTATAATTTACCCTTATTTCGTGTTCATTCTTTTGTGCAGCAAACTGGGAATCAATACTAATTTCGTTTTTTAAAGTTTTTAAACTTACTCCCATGTTATTCTCCTCCACCAATTGTATCTGGACCAAAGCTATGTATTGCCCTAGAGTTAGGTAAATTACCTGTTGTTGTTTTGAATTGTTTTACAATTCCTGAATATTCAGCGTATTCTGATTCGCTGCTAAACGCTAAGGTTTTAGTTTGTTTATTATAGCTTAAGCGAGCCAAGTCGTTAGACTCTAAAAACACATCTCGGTTAGCATCAAAAAGTTGTTTTTCTTCGTTATAGATTTTTAGAACTATAGCCTCATCGTTTAGCCTACCAGAGTTTCCAAATCTAAACAAGCTATATGTGTAATTAGAATCCATATAGATTTTTGTGCCATCAGTTCCGTGTACTATATCTATGTCTTGTGAGAAAGTAGTGTCTTCTAATTTACCATTAACATACAAAGAAAGCCTGTCGTTATAACGGCTGTTAGTAGTAGTGGACGTAGTATATGTCGGCCCATGTCCTGTAATAATAACTTGGTTCCACTCGCCATTAGTTAGGGCGTTGGCTGCACTGCTTAAAACAGCAGTCGAATAAGTAGTTCCAGTAGTTTTATAGAATAAGTTTACGCCATTACTGCTATCTACATTTAAAAGTGTTTGTTTCCCGTCATCGTCGCCTATAGTTATAATGTCAAAACCAGTGTCGTTACTTGTTTTTTTAATCCAAAACGAAAGGCACACGCCCGCTATGTTGTTGTTGTTGGAGTAACCATCCCATGTAACTACTGGGTTATTTGTAGCTCCTGTATCTGCTGTATATCCAGATAACGAGTTGCCTGTAGCTACATTAACTCTTTCTACATTATTAGTATCTGCTTGATCTCCGGGGACAATTACATTTGTAGAAGATCCTTTGTTTCCTTGAGTGTAAGGCCACGCCCCGTAAGAAAAACTATCGTTAATCGTTTCGGTAGTGCTGCCTGCTTTTTTATCGTTAAATATAATAGTTGATCCCGAAACATCGGTAGTCCACCCAGATATTTTATCTGCTTGAATTATAGAATATACAGAGTCTTCCTCTTTATCTTCTATTCCGTTTTTAAATATATGGTCCATGAGCATTGTTAAAGATATTTTAGAATTATCACTATTTGTAGATATGAACGCTTTAGCTCGCTCGTCCATAGCATATCCTTCTTTTGTTTGCGGAGGAAAGACTAAAGTGTTGCTCGGTTGTGATGTGGTCGCAGTGTGGCTTTGATGATAGAAAGACACGTTGCCAATGCCACCGTTGTTAGCCTGATCGCCCGGGGCAACTCCGTAACCTTTGTAACCCACTAAGTATGTGTTATTATCATTGCTCTCTAACATCGTAAAGACTCTACCGTCCACAACTCTTATAGCTTTTGCTCTTAGACCTGTTGTATTATCTACTGAGAGAAGTCCCGGCTCGTCTGTTTCGTTGTGGAAGACTTCAGTATGTCTACCGCTTCCTGCTCCTACACAGCCAAAATAAACACTAGCTTTTGGAAGACCGCACTTAGCTCCTGTCTCATTGGTAAATACTGACGGATTAAAATCTACGTAACCTGTCGATGCGTCTGTTCTTTCGCTGTAAGAAATTCCATAGTCTATTACTCTGTCTACATGTAGAGTATCGTCGTGCCCTAGTTTTCCTGAGTTACATATTTCAATAGTATTAGAAGCTCCGCTACTTGATCCTACATATTTTACTATTTGATCTTCAGCAAAATCATAAATGAGTCCCTTGTCAACAGTAGAGTGGCTGCTTTTTAAAAATATTTTTCCATTTTTTGCTTGTAGAAAATTTTGACCATAGCTATTATTAGTGCTATAATAATAAGTCTGATTGCTAGCAGTATGGTAATTAGCAGGAGGTATAACTTTCCACATTGGGTTTCCGGGCTTAGTTAAATCGTAAATGTAGATCTGACCAGTGCCACGAATATCTATAGCTACTTTTTTAGGGAACTTTTTAGTTGAGCTTCTATAAGTAGCATCAGCATCTTCAAGATACCAAGAATGGTATTCTGTTTTATTTCTCCAAGCTCCTCCATCTGTATCATAAGCAGTATCGTAAACACAAACAGCGTATGCTGTACTGCTGTGTAAATTTTCTGTTGTTTCTTCGCCTATCTCGCTAGGTAAATCGGTTAAATCGAAACCTCCCTCAATTGCTAAATTGCCTGTTATTGTAACATCTGAAGCTTCTAGTTTAATAGTCTCAGAATCTAACTTTAACTCAGCTTGAGTATTACCCGCGTCAGTAACAGTTGATGATATAGAAGAGAACGTAGTAGGGACATTAGTTTTGTTACCTTGTATTTGCAATGTAAAAAGCTTAGAGTCATCACTAACATTGGTATCTCTAACAGTTACTATTGAAGGACCGTATAAACTGTTAGATGAAAAGATTTTAACAGCTTGACCTGCGCTACCTGCGTCTACTATAAGTGTAGAGTCACTGTTGTTGTCTCTGCCTAATATATTGCTATAGTCTACAGTTCCACCTATAGCTGCCGTGCCGGCTACTGTTACATCGCCAGTAAACGCAGCACCCGATAGGTCTGCTTTGCCTGAGATGTCTACTGTAGCGTCAGCAAAAGAAACATTACCGCTTCCGTCAGTTACTAATGCTTGTCCGCTTGTACCGTCAGTGCTTGGAAGTGTAAAGCCTCCTGTAGCTACAGTACCAGATGCCTTAATGTTACCATTAACGTCTAAGGCTTCAGAAGGCGTTGATGTGCCTATCCCTACTCTATCATTAGTAGCATCAACATACAGCGTATCTGTGTCTACAATAAAGTCTATATTTCCAACCTGAACAGCAGTCGCAGTTGTATTTAATCGCGACACGTTGTCATAGTACAAAGTAACGCCACCGTCTTTACTTGCATTTATCATGTATTCATCTTCATCCGACAGGACCGCAAACGCACTTCCGTTTGTTTTTAATACTAAAGCTCCTTCACCCGTGTCTTCAATTATTGAATTACCACTGTCATTATGATAAATCGCTAAGTCACTGTCTGTACCAAACTTAGCTTTTACTCCATCGTTAAATAATACATCGCCAGTAAACGTAGCACCCGATAGGTCTGCTTTGTTTGTATCTAATGCCGCTATATCTACACCGTCTACTGTTCCTGAAAGGGAGATGTCTCCTGTAACGGTAATACCATCTGAAGTTGTTATTAATCTTTCTTGACCTTGCCCGTAATGAAGGCTTACTTCGTAGTCGCCTTGCCCCGTAAGTTTTATCCCTTTAACTAAAGGTATGTTACCACTACCTGATAGCTGTAAGTTGGTAGCAGATGAAATAACGAAGTTATTGTAAGAATGTAAGTCTGTAACACCACTAGAATTTGTTGATAAGTAAGTATTATCCCCTCCAAAATCATTGTCTCCAATTTCAAGTCTAAAAGTTTCGGGAATAAGAAGACCACCATCTGCTTCTATAAGTCCAGTAAACGTAGCACCTGCTAAGTCTGCTTTGCCTGAGACGGTGCTAGAGTCTACACTATAAACACCTGCACTATCGCGCTTCATAAATCCGTCGCTAGTAAAGTCACCATCAACAATAGCGTTAGCTCCTAATGTTGCTATATCTACACCATCTACTGTGCCGCTTACTGCGATGTTTCCAGTAACATCTAAAGCTTCTGAAGGATCATTGTTTTTAATACCTACATTGCCATCAGTATCAATACGGATTCCTTCGTTACCGCCTGCAACAAGGAATAAATCTCCGTCTGTTTCCGTGTTTTGGATAGTCATGTTTCCTGCTTCGGTTGCGTGTGCGCTACCATAAGAAGCAATAAAGCTTGACGCTGCGGCTGTATCAGTATTTAGATTGATACGCGAAGTATCTGTTTGTGTTACTGAGCCAAACGTAGCTAAGCTAGCATCAGCATCAGCGCTGTCTACATTTAAAGAAGAAACAAGACTGGTCGTGTTCAAGCCTAGTTGTTTCGCACTTGCGTCCCAGAAGATACCAGAAGTTGTGCCGTCCTCTGCAAAGAAAGTAATGTCACCGCCTTCAGAGATTTTTAAGCGCTCGACACTCATACCTTGACTTGGGTTTGTAGCTATTGTAATGCCTGTTCCATTACCGGCTTCTGCTGCGCTATAGTCAGCACGTATGTAGGCTTGTCTGGAATCCTCATTTTTAAAAAATATATACTGGAGATCAGCGTCTGTACTATCGCTCGATAATTGAAGGTTGTTCGCGAGGTAAAGCCTGTTAAATCTGCTGCTACCTGAGCCTAAATTAATCTCCCCGTCGTTGGCCGGGTTGGGGAGTAAATTGTCGCCTAGTGTTATTTCTGAATTCTGAGAACCTAAGGTTAGAGTAGAGGTAGCAGAGGATAAAAACGCTTGATTCTGTACTCTAAGCCCTAGACCATTAGTAGCGTAAACCTGTAATGCGCCTAATGAGCCTGCCAGATTATTAGTAGTATCTCGATAGTCGAACGAAATATACTCATTCGCTGAGTCTACATCAAAACGGGTTACTTGTAGCACTGCATCGGCTGCAGTTGATTCTGAGGTAAAGTATCCCCTACCGATACCGCTGAGCACTACTCCTTGTTCGGATTGAGCCGTGCCTATTGCTTCATGTCCGATTAAGAAGTTTCCGCCATCAAATCGAGCAAATTCATTGACACCAGCTCCGAATGTTAAAGGTTTACCGACCGTGCCGTTTATTGAAACTTTTCCAAGAGTGCTATCTGTGCTTCCTACGCCCTCTACAGTTATTGTACCAGTAACTCCGTCAGCTTCTAATTTTAGTTCAGAGCTAGGAAGAGTAGTGTCACCTGTTGCTTCAGCAAGATTTTTGACTTTTAGTGTTACAGGATTATTTAAATCAGTATTTTCAATATCTAACATTGCACCAGGATTCTCAGTACCAATACCTACGTTTCCTGCTGAGGTAATACGCATAAGTTCCGTGTGCGTTGCGCCTGATTGGAACTTAATATCGTCTGTTCCTGCGTGTAGAATTAAACCGCCCGATAAATCGCTGTCGGTTGATAGAACTCCTGAGTCCTGCCAAGACGAGACACCTGTATAATCACTAGCTGTTGCAGTTAAAGTTATCTCTCCATTATCGCTACGTGCAGTTACGTACGCTCGCGCCAGTGCTCCGTTAACATTATTATTGGTAAGGATACCAGTGTCAGCGCTAATACTGTGGCTAACGTGCAGTCGTGCTGAGGGGTTTATTCCTATGCCAACATCGCCTGATGAGTCGATAAGCATACGTGTAGTAGAGTTTGTTTCATCCCGAAAAAGTAATTTACCGCCACCGCCTATAATATTAAAATCAGGATTATGGTCGGTATCTGTAAATACCAGTGTAGGCACAGTGCCTTGTATATTAATGTTTCCAACAACGTCTAATGCTTGTGCAGGACTAGTAGTACCTATACCTACTCTATCATTAGCGCTATCAACATATAGCGTGTCTGTATCTACAGTTAAAGTAGTAGAAGTTACATTGGTGCTCGTTACATCAGTTGAAGTTACGGTAGTAATGTTAGCTGCAAGAAACGGATTAGCTACAGTACCTATATCGACATTAGAAGCTACAGGAATTAATGCATTTTCAGAAACATTTAAAATTTCAGTAGATGTATTGCCACCTACTTCTACAAAAAATTTAATAAGATTATTGGTTCCGTCAATCTGAATTTTGTTGTTGAAATCTGGATCGCCAATTTTAGCAATAGCTCCACCTTGACCAGAAGAGCCGTCGTGTGCGTGGCCAGTTTCGCTTGGGTCTGTGCTGTATGAAAAAGCGTCTTCTAGTTTTCCAAAGTCATTGTTAAACAGTGTAGCTGATATTACATTACCGTTTGCGTAAGTGCTTTGTTTGGTGTATCCTGTAGACATTTACTATCTCCTAGTCGAGGGGGCGTAATTAATATAGAATCCGTTAATAGTGTACGGAGTATCTTGGTTTTCTGTTAGTATTTGGAAGCTTGCTGTGTAGCCGCTTCCCTGTAAAAACGCTTTCATTATTTCACTGTCGCCTGTTCCAAATAAACTGATATCAAAAACAGCAATGCCGTAAACACCACCTTTAGATGTTGTAGGAAACTCAAACGTGCCGGGCTGTGGGGTGTTAATGTCGTTAGAGTTTAAAATAATATTCATTTTAACTGTTGCTGCTGCTTCAGGCGTTATAGAGAGCCTTACGTATTCTAAAGTCTTTGGAGTTCCTAAATCGCCAAAATCAAAGTTAGGCGTTTCATATACAGCATTAATGTTAGATTCTTGTAAGTTATCGTTTTCATCTAATTGATGAAAAAATTTTCCTTTATCGTGGAAGTATATAAATCCTTTATCGTCACCATGATATTTAATTTCAATGCCTTTATTATTAAAATCAGATGAAAGAGCATAAGCTTTAATACCACGAGTTTCTGCCCACTCAAAACCGTTAGCAGTTAAAGTTCCTAAGATGCCGTTTGAATCTAAAGTGCTTTCTGAGTCTTTAGAATAAAATAATCTATATTGAGACTTGCTTCGAATTACACAGCTAGTAATGTTATATTGATCTACTTCCGAAGCTAGTACAGCAATGAGGGCTTGTACTTGACGACTTACAGAGCTTAACTCAACGTCACCAATTCTTGCTGTACCTGCGATTGTACGAATACCATCGGGGGCTAAGAAAAGCAAGTCACCGCCAATTTCTTGTATGCTTCCTGCAGATAAGCAACCTACGTTTTTAGTAATAGGAACTACCGCTTCATTCTCAGCGTCGCCTAAGTTTATAACTTTAAATATACTGTTTCTGCAAAAAACTATAACATCATCACGGAAGCTTGTCAAGCCTACGATTTTTTCATCTAGTACAATGTCTCCGTCATAATGGGTAGGTGTGATACTAGTTACTCCACCGCCTGCATTACTATAATAAAGTGTATTAGGGTTTTCTACATCACCGCCTAGTACCGCCCTAGTTTTGTGAAATGTTCCTACAGATGGAAATAAGTTGCCGTTAGCATCAACATCAATTTCTTTAATATTTACAGTACGAGTTCCAGAGCTATCAAAGTCTCCTAAACCCGTAATAGTAATAAGCAACGGCAGATTAGCTCCATCACAAACAATAACTCGACCATGCTCTACGTTATCTTCAAAAGCTATAAACTGTACTTGATTGTCGTTATTAGTACGTTCTAATTCAACTTGATGAGATTGATGGGTTTCAGCTGTATATTCAGCACCAGTATAAGTTTCTCCCCCTGTAGTGTCTTGTAAGTGTATGTTCTGTACGTTTTCGGTAGCATCTACGTACGAGAAATATACTTCGCCTTCTGTTACAAATAAGACACCGTCTGCATATACTTGTAAGCCTCTTATCGGTTTATCGAAGTTTGTATTGTTAGGCGCTTGTGTATACTGAACATAGCCGTTAATTCTACGGTACCCGCCATCGGGGTCTACTTCATAGTTACGAAGTTTTGTCGCTAGTCCGGGGTTAGATAGGATTTCAAACTCATTAAGGTTTGTATTTAACCCACCTTTACACGAGACACTAAACGGTTGTGTGCTTGGCATTAAACTAATCTCACTCTATCGTCTTTAACATAAGAGGGTGTTGGTTCTATTAAGTTTGAGCGCATACTTCTAAGACCTTTTTTATAGTCTTCTTGGGCGTATGCTGCTGCTTGTGGGCTGTCTTTAAACTGCCACACATAATATCTTGCTCGTGCTGTAAGCACTGTAGAGTACATATCTGGAAACACAAGGGTATCTCCATGATTTACTAATTTTGTTGGTTGATTATATGCAAAAAACCAGACCTTATATTCTTTGTCTGGTATTGGACTAAGCCCAAACTTTCGAGAGTCTGGGCTTCTAATAACGCGGCTAGGTTCGCCATACGACTGATCTTCCGCATCATCTAAATTCTCTGAAACTCTTACATTATCTTTCCAGTCTTCTGTAGTGGTAAAACGTAAGTTGGCTCCTACATAGGGAGCTGTTTCGCCTGTTACGCCTACGGTAGTGATATAGAAGTTATCCCAATCTACTGAACCATAGTCGTCTTTAATATTTGTACTGTCAGTTTTTAAATTATACCAACGCTGTCCTGCTGTTGTAGATACAGATACATTTCCGTACATTGGGTCAACGTCTCCGCTTGTGGCTACTGACAAGAAAGGCCACTGCGGTTCTTGATTAATTATGTCAAAGTAAGCACGGTTAATAGAATTTTTAACATGTACTTGGATACCTCGAGCAGTTTCAAAACTTGAAGAATCCAAAGGAACTTCATTTAGCTCTCGTAAGATATCGTTAGTTAATTCTAAGAAGGTTGTTGCCATAATTGTTTAGCCTTTTTATTTTAGGAAAAGATCAGAGGGGCTTTGACACCCCTCGTCACTATTTGACTATATATTAGTCGATTGTGTAGAAGCCTTTTAATAGCGCTTCTGGACGTAAAACTTTACGACCAAACACATGTAGACCACGACAAATATCACCAAAGCTATCTTGGTCACGTAGGACCTCAGTGCTTGTAATAGTTTGTGCGGTTGCTACGGCAGACATGTGACCTGCAAGAACTACACCAGAAGCAGTGTCTGGCGCGTTGGTGCCGGTGAGGTTGTTAGTTTTGTACATATCAAAACCACGTAGTTTGCCTGATGATACTAGACCGTTACGGATTGAACCTTGACCTGCGTTGAAGTCTACAGATAGTAGCTTAGAGCTTGACTGAGACAGTTGCTCATAGAAGTCTGGACTTGCTACAAAGTAACGACCTTCTTCTGGAACATTAGCTTCATCAAGTTCACGAGCAAAGCGAGCCATGAAATCTAGAGGGTCTACATCACCTGTAATATCAATAGATGTAGTAGTCGTAGATAGATCACTAGCAACGGTATCGCCATCAGCAGCATCAATACCGATTGAAGTACCTGCACCATCAATCATTGCTTTCATTACATTAAAGTCGAACGCATCTTTCAAAGAGTATGCTGCAGAAGATGCTGCAACTTCTTTAAAGTTTACGTGAGACATTTTGCTTTCGATATCATCTACGATGAATTTGAAAGCATTCGCTTGGTCTACAACCAACTGAGTTTCTGCATCAGTAAGCAGAGTAGCAGCCGTGTCTGAGCCACGAGTGTAAGCAGATACTGAGATTGTAGGTTCTTTGATGATGTTTACAGAATCACCGAAAGCTGAGATCTCGCCCGTGTAGTCTGTGTTAGTGATTGCTTCTACTACAGAAGACTTACGGAAGAAGTTAAGTACCTTCTTCGAGTAGACTTCTGGTAAGAAGTAACCATTACCTTGATTAGTACCGCCTAAGTCAAAGTTACTTGTTGCGGAGCCGTCGACTCCAGTTTGGAATTTAGCCATTGTTATATTCTCCTAAAAGACAAAAAAAAATTAAAAATTATGGAGCTACTCTGCCTTCCATTATGGCTTGGTCGATTTCTTCTTCATATTTATCGTACTGCGCCATAGACAAAGCAGCGATTTCCCGCTGAGTCCAAATCTTAGGCTGCTTGGCATCTACTGTAGTTGTTTTAGTAGATACAAAATCCGCTGCCGAAGATTGGGGTTGTGACTGTTTTGTCTTAGCCTTTGCTTCTGTACTAATGCCATTTTCCAACTTATAAAGATCAATAGCTTTGACCGCTAAAGTTGCATTGTCTGGGTTACTATAAATCCAATCTTGAATTTGCTCAGGTTGGTTTTGTGCCCAGTCGTGAAACTGCTCGTCTGTCTTAATTGTTTCGAAGTCTGGATGTTTGGTCCGTAGAGTTTCTTCTGCTTCGCGTTTGCGAATAGCTGATTCTCTTTCTTCGATAACAGACATCTTAGCTTTTAGTGATTCAACTTGTTGCTCGCTTTGTAAGTGTGCAACAGTCTCCACTGTTTCATACAAGTCCGGATATTGAGTTTTAAACTCTTCAAGATCTTCAACTGACTTAGGTGGCGCGTATGTTGGTTCTGCAGCCGATGAGGTCATTTCAAGTTCTCGTTGCTTAAACTCTGCTATCTTATCGTCGTAATGCTTCTTAAGATCGTCGTATCTCTTTTTATAATTTGTTCTTTTCTTAGTCTCTGTCGCTGCTTCTTGAGGGGCCTCGTCATCGGGGGTAGCCTCTACAGCTCTAGATTCTTCGTAAAAAAGCCCATCCGCACTGCCTCTGCTTGGTCGGTCTGGTGTGTGCCAGTCCTTCTTGCTGTTGTATGGATTTGCTTCTGGTTCATTAGTTTCTTGTTCAATTGCTTCAGACATCGTGTCACTCTCCTTTTGGGGCTTTCAGTCTTTCAAGGTAGCTGTAGTGTTAGCTGTCCACTACAGGGTCTTGATACTTAAAGGTGGCCTCTAGGTTTAAATAAAATGATAAGGGGTTCTTGCGAAGTAGCCTTATCCCTTTGAAAATAAGCTTGGGGCACGGTTGGCAGCTAGCATTTGTTTCTTAAGCTGTTCTTCCGCTGTGGTATCATACATCGTCCCTGCCTCTTTTTTCTTTTCGGTTTGAAGAGGGTTGTCGATTCTACCGCCCATTGCTTTTTTCATTAGCCCACCATCATAAGCGCGTTCTGCATCGTCCATTGTTTTTTGGAGATTTTCAGCGCCTATTTGGTCGGTTGCTTTTCTGGTGAAAACAAATTCACCATCCGATAGCCTTGCGGGTATCGAATCTGATGTACCAGTGCCGGGACCTTCTACTTTCCCTTCACCGGAAAATTCAAATGCTTTTTCCATGATATCGTCAAAGATATCACTTAACTTGGAATCTTTTTGTAGCATTGCCGAGAGGTACTCTTGGTCCTCTTCGTTTGGCAGTGCTTTATCTAACATGTGCTCAAAGTAATCTTTTTGCATCTCGTCGTCAGGAAGTTGCGAAGCTTCTACTTCTGCCTTCTCTTCTTCTGGAATGTTATCGTAAGTATCTACAGGAGCTTCTGTTTCTTCTGTTGCTTCTACTGGAGCTTTGTCGCTTGCCATTTCTGGAGGCATAGCTATCGAGCCTTCTGCTTTCTTTTGACGTTTATGAGGATATACAGACAGCTCTTTAATTTCTTCATCAGTAAAATCAAATTTTTTATTTTTAATTTTCATGTAAGCATTATGAACTTCCGTAGCATCTAAAGTAGACACTATGTTTTCTCTAGGAAATATTCTAAGAAATCTTTTATAATCCTCTTTAGTTACTTCTGGAGAGTCATGGCCTATAGTTTCGTCTTTTTTAGCTACTGAGCCTTTTGAATATTTCAACTTAGGTACTTTCATTATTTTTCCTCAATTCTTTGACGAGCTTCTGTCACTTGTTCTTTTAAGTTTGTTAGGTTAGCCAGAGAACTCACTTTCCCCTGCTTGCGGTACAGCTCCAGTTCCGATGTTGCCACCGCCAGTGCCTGTAGCTCCAAGTTCCGGAGGTTGTTGAGGTGCTCCTTCAGCGCCTCCCATAGCTCCCGGTTGTTCACCAACGGACTCAGCTTCGCTGCCATTTCCTTGTCCAACATTTTGTGCTCCTATTATTTGTGCGACCAGTGCTGCTTCTTCAGGATCGTTTAAAATTTCATCTGGGTCTAAGTCTAAGCTGTATGCTAGTTCGCTAACAATCTTAGAGATCTTAACAAACGGTGCGATAGCAGGATTCTGAGCTGTCTGCAAGAAAGTGGTTAGTCGCTGACTGCGTACTTCTTTCTGCATCAAGCTGTTTGTGCCCATTGCTCTTACTTCTAAATCGCCTTCAATATCTAAATCACCCTCGAAAAACTGCATATTCCACTGGAAATAAGCTTCACCTAGCGGTTTTAACAGGTAATCATCTAGGTTCTTTACTACTGTTTTAATGTTCAAAGATGCTGCACCTAGTAGCATAGACATGCCTGATGCGGTACGTGTCATGCTTTGTACGCCTGTTTGACCGTGTGAGTAGCTTGGAATGCCTGTTTGTTCGTCAGCAAGCTGTCTAAACCTGTCAAACATCATCATGTTTTCGTTAGAAGTGTTAGGAAACTTAACGCCATGTATAGCTTGTCCGGGCATACCTGCTTGTCTGCGGAATACTTTCCCGGGATAGACTTCCATTGACTGCCCACCTACGAGAGCTGACTCATCAACATCAAATACTAGAGAGCCGCTTAACGCTAAGTTGTCAATAGCCATGCGAGCATGACCATTCATTATTTGTTGGGAGTCGTCCATATTCTCAGCAACCCCAATACCAAAGAAAGAATAAGGATTACGCTCGTAAGAAAAGGCATTGTATGGGATTCTGAACGGTGTAAATGGGTTAATAACCCCACGTAAAAGCTTACCATTACTAATCCAAGCATTAACTTGAACTTCATCTAAATCATCTACCTCATCTGGTAATTCCATGCCGACTTCTCGTGCATATTGAGCATCCATTACGCCCCAGTATTCAACTACTTCGAATTGATCTGAGCCGTAATCATCGGAACGGTGATCGTCCTTTAGTTCATGTTCGTAATCTTGTTCTTCGTAGTTAGCTCCCATTTCAATACATTCGCGGATTGCGTCGTCTTTGAAGTATGGTAGCTTAGCTAAAGCTCTTAGCTGAGAGCGATTGAGTTTATGTCTGTGGAAACTATACTCGCACTCTTCAATTGTGGTTGCACTTGGGTCTGGAAAGAAGTCCCAGATACTAACAAACTCAATGCGGGGTACACGCACAAAAAGAGGATTGTACTTCCTTTCATTGGTAGTTTCATCTTTAGTCCAACGTCCAATAGTTTTATTAAAGTTAAAAGGTCCTTTGACAATACCTGTTCCAAACAGGGCAGCTTCAAAGATAGAGCTACGCAGTTCAGAGGAGCCGTTAGATTCTTCGATCTGATCGTGGATAAGCTTCTGCATATTACGTGCAGCTTCTTTAGCCGGAGAGACTTCTAAGACTTGTGGGTCTGGTGAAGCGCCTTCTTTCAGTTTGCCTTCAGCTTCTGCTTTCTTGATTGCTTCTTCAAAGGGCGAGGAGCCATCTAAAAAAGTAGCTCCGGGCTTAAGAGTTTTACCGTCACCTTCATATCCTACGTCAAAAGGATTTGATTCTTTTTCTTCTGTCTTATTTTTCTCAGGCGCTGAGGTCTCTAAACCCGGAGTAGCATCAAGATGCTTGTAAGTCGAAACACCTTCTGGTATTTGAGTTTCACGTACACCAATCGGAAATTGTCCTGTACCAAAGATAACATCAACAAGTTGTCCAAAAGCTGCCAGTACTTTAGTCTTAGTTACTTTTACAAACACTGAAGACTTTTCAGATTCGCGGAACTTTACGCCTTTGCCGTAGATGCCTCGAAAGTTGTGGTAAGCTTTAAGCCAACGGGCTTCGTCGCTTTCACGAGCCATTTGAGCAGCTTCGTATCGTTCTTCAATTAGACCTACAAAGCGAGAACGTATGTCGTCCTCCATCTCCATGTCTAATCCGCTTTCGTTCTCTACTTCTTCAAAGTAAATTTCGTTAGAGGTTTCGTAGTTTTCGTTTTCTTCGTTCATTTAGTGTCCTTTAGAACTTTTTAGATATTGAAATGCCACGATAGCCTTTACTAGCGTTAGCTTTAATTGTAGTGTTTTTCCCTACTTTTTGTGCGTACGAATAGCTTTTACGGGTGTTGCCGAAAGAGTCTTTACTTTTGGTAGCAGTTAATGCGCCTTTACGTAGTTTTAAAGAGGCTGATAGAGTTCCTCTTTGATACTTATGATTACCGCTTATTGTGCCCTCTAGTGCTGCAATGTTTTTAAAATCTTTGCGAGCTACTAGTCCACCGTTGTTGTATTTCTTTCTAGTCATTTTAGTATCCAAAGGTTGAGTCAACAGGATTAAATCTTTTTTCCATTTGCAATTGACGCATTTGACTTAAGGTGTCGTTGATTCTAGGTCTTGACATTATTAAGTATCTAAGTGCATCGTATGCGTGATCTGAAGCGTTTGTGTTAACATCTTCAGGGTTAGATTTATCCAGAGGAATACTTTGAAGCTCACGTATCAGGTTGGGGCATGTATTAAATATTTGTACTCGTGGCCTACCGCTTTGTTGTAACTTCAAGTATTCGTGGATTTGTATTTTGCCTTGTATTCTATTCTTATCAGCTCTTCTAAGCTTGTGTCCTGCTCTTTGAAGTGTTTCACCGACTGTGGGTCCTGTAGTACCTGTACGACTCCAACAAGCTGTATCTAGTACTCCGGGAACTGAGAAAGGATCTTCGTATTCCATGTCCGTTAATTTATCAGCTAACTCGGAACCTGTCAAGCCTTTTCTGTATAATTCTCGATATATAATCAATGTACCGTCACTAGGATCAACTGCACCCCAAACACAGGCACTCTCTGAAGCGTAACCGTAGTCAATACCTTTTATTCTTTCCCAGTGTAATGGGATCTCAAACGGGGGTATGACATGTTCGTGTCTATCGAACTCTACGAATGCTGCGCCTTCTGCAACATCCCAGTTACCTTCTAGTAGTTGTTGACGTTGAGTTGGCGGCAATGCTTTCAGCATCTGCTCGTAACGTCCGTCTGTAGCTAAGTAAGGGTTATCGTCTAGTCTCGCAGGTATAAACTTTCTTGTTAGGCCATCTTGTCCCATAAAGGACTCATACGGTGGGCAAGGATCAATATATCTTTTCTTTACCCAGTTCGCTCCGGCACCACCGGGGTTAGCTGTACAACGCATATAAGGTACAATTTCAGAATCTGTAGTACGTAACCGCGAAGCTAAGTAGTTCCAACTGAACTCTGTGGGTAGATGTGTAATCTCATCAAACCCTATCCAACTATATGCTTGACCCTGATAGCGATATACATCTGCGTCTCGCTCCAAGAAACCAAACTCTACTTTAGCACCGCTTGGAAAGTTCCATAGCTTCTCTACTTCTTTGTACTTACAACCCGGGAAAGCCTTTGGATATAGCTCTCTGCTTTTGTCTATTAGCTCTCTTAGTTCTGGCATAGAGCGTCTAATGATTAAAGCCCTGTGAGCGCTCCTGTGAGCGTATCTAAGCGGGTCTACGAGCATAGCGTAGGACTTACCACCCCCTGCTGCACCACCGTACAGAACGTCTGTCTCGCCCGATGCGAGGAAGTCTTCCTGCGGGCCTTCGTTAGGCTGAAAGATTATGTTCTCTTCTGCCTCGGCTCCTAAGCTTTTTGGAAGTTCATCTAGCTCGTCTTGGGTTACTACAGAGCCTTCAGTTGATGGGCCTTTATTGTCAAGTTTATTTAAAGTCTTTTTAGTATTTTTTATTGACTTTTTGTAGCTATCAACTTTGGCTTGGGCTGCCTTCAATTTCTTTTCTTTATGCTTTACTTCTTTCTTTGCAAGCATCTTTGCTTTTGTCTGGGAGTGGTAGTTATATCCTTTACCTTTTGAGCCTTTTGCTCTACCTGACTTTTTGCGCGGAGTCCCGTCAACTTTTAATATGAAGTCACCGTTCTCGTCTGTTGCATAGTTCTCAGGGTTAGTGTCCCAATCATTCATATCTTTTTAGCGATCTTCCCCAAACCTGCGTGGGAGATGTTTCGTCCTGTTTTATGCTTTAAATAGATTGATGCTTCTCGTAGGCTCAATGTTCGGTCCTTGACCATTGGCAGAATCTTTTCTAGTTCTTCTAGTTCTTCGGGGACTGAGTGCAGCAGTTTATCGTTGTTTGGGTCTAAGGTATAGCCAAACGGTATCGTGCTACTCGTCCTCCTCTTCGTAATAGTATTCGTCGTCATCTTCATCGTACTCCATGTAGTCCGCTTCTAACACTGTCTCTTCTTTAGCGGGCAATATAAACAAACCACCTTGAGTGTTTACTGTTACATCAAGGCGGTCTGTTTTGCCTAATCCAACTCGATCTAGGATTTGTTGTGCGGCTTGTATACGCATGTTAGCTTGTGGTACTGGCTCAGTGCTGTCCATGATATCAATGAGCTTATATGCTGCTTTAGGTGCAGATTGTGCTAGGATGTTAGTCGCTAGATCGAGTATTTCAGTCTTTAAAGATTTAACAACTGAGGGGTAACTTCCTTCAGAATATCCTGCTAGTTCTGCGGCTTGCTTAGGATCACCTCCTACTTTAGGTAAGTTATCAAGGAAAGCTTCCTGCTTTTCGGTCAGTTGTTTGTTTGACATCTTTGTTAATCCTTTTTAGGCGGGTACTACTTTTGTGTACTTTACGCCACGATATATAAATACAAGTTCTTTAGTCATCGTATGATACCTCTTTTAGGTTTCTACGATTCGTTTTAACGCATGAACCTATGCGAGCTGTTGTTCTGGAGCTACCCAGTTCTTTATAACTATATAGTATATTATACACCTGTTTTAGAGTTTTGTCAAGCAGTTTATTAAAGTACTTGACAAAACTCATATCCATGTGTATAATAACTATATAGCCCCCCGGGTTATATATATATATATTAGATGAAATATACGTACTTATCTACACACCGGTTTAAAAGCTTAAAAGGTTTCTTTGCCTTTAAAGTCTTTAAAGCTGCCGCCCTAACTGGTTTACATCCAATTTCACCCCAAAATGTATAAGAATGTATATATATACGGGGTACCCCCCCTGGGCACCTGCCTACCCCAAAGACTCTAAAGTCTTCACGACCCGCACATCGTCTCCAAAGACTTTAAAAGTCTTCAAAGATTCCAGAGTATCGAACCTAGTTTACAAAACTAGAGAGACTTTGAAGCCTTTGTAGATTTTTAAATCTAAAAAATATCTCCAAAGTTTTCAAAGGTCTACAGAGTTTTTGAAGCATAAAGCTTCAACTCCAGAGAGCTTTGGAGATTTGGAAGATTCGAGACTCCCGAAGGGAGGATTGGCGCAAAAAACTTCACCGCTTCAAAGACTTTAAAAGTCTTCTAAATAAAATCTATGGCGCATACAACAAATTTATTATATAAATTCTCTACCGATTTTAGATATATATAAACTTTAAAATGTTTATATATATCTATTATGTTCTCCAATTATTAATATTTAAAAAGAAGTTCTTGTGAACTTTTTAAATATTAATAATTGGAGAACTATTATGGTTTCAGCAAATTTCAGC